AAAGACAGGACCTCTTCAGGAGAAGGCCTGAATTTGATTGTCATATGAGGAATGAATTGCTTGGGTAACAACGCTCCACGGGTTGCCGTCAACAAACTGGCGAGAGTTTCTTTTGCATCTGGAGTCAGAAACACAGCAGAGTAAATAGCCTTACGCTTCTTGCATCATATGACAATCAAATTCAAGCCTTCTCCTGAAGAGGTCCTGTCTTTACCTTTAGGTAAAGACGTGCAACTTAAAATTACTGGAGTGGGTTCTGATGAAAAAGGTCAGGCCGTGGCAGTTCATTCTGATCTTCCTGTAGATAATCCCATTCCTCATATAACGGTTGCAACGGATGGAACATCTCCAGTGTATTCTAACGAGCTTTTATCGGCCAATCTCCAGCCCGTTGAGGAATCTCCAGTTCTCTCTGGCGTGGTTGGCTTTTTTGATGGAAAGGGTATGAGGACCGATTTTGCTGGGACCATTTATGAAGATATGGAAACTCAAGAGCCAGAACCGCCTGCGGAACAGGAGCCAGAATCTGAAGCTGATGAAATTGATTATTTTGATGAGGAAATAACAGACGAAGAAAGAGAAAAAGCTTTTGATTTTATAGCCAAAAATATCGAGATGTATAAAGAAATGTTTGGCATAACTGACGAAGAAATTAGGGAGTGGATCGAAAGTAAATATGGAAAGATGACTTTAGCTCACTTCATAGATATTAAAAAAGATAAAACCAAGGATTTCCCAAAAGAACCACATCTGTGGTCTGGCGAAGGTCCTAAAATGTTTAAGTCTATTGTTCAATTCCTTAAAAAATATAGATCTCAGGATGCTAAGGATGTTGATTTAAACAAGGCTACTAAAAAGGCTGTTGAAGATTTTATTAAATATTGGAAACTTCTAAGAAAGGTTAAGAAACAAAGGGTTGGTAAATAATGAAAAAATGCGCCAATATTCGTTCAAGCAAAGGTGAGGGAGAAGGCGGCTGTCCATTCGGTCTGCCAATCACAGAGGCATGTAATCATGCTGGAGATTCTGTAACTCATATGTGTCCCCTAAGCACTATGCCAAAAGAAAAGCGCGAGCCTATTGAAAAAGCCAACAAGAGAGTTTATATTTATTATAAGACAGATTCTAGATGTATATATGCAGCAAATGTTCTTGATAAACACAATGCTGTAAATTGTAATTTTGGAGATACTGCGGCAGGTATGCACTCTCCTGCATTTTCTGGAAGTCCACTATATCCACAAACATTTAGTGGAATTGGCCTAGATGGTTTATATGCTTTTCCTCTGGGGTTTTATGCCGATAATAATGAAAGTAGAAACCTTTTTCAAGGTCTGTTTTCATTAGTTGGTAGTAAAGCATACGAATTAATAAAAGAAGCTACTGTTACAGAAGGTCCGGCACGGGAAATACTCGAAAAAATTTCCAACAATGAGCCGCTCACCAAGGATGAACAGTTTCAAGTTATTCAAATGCTTAGCAAATGTAGGCAAGAATACGAAGAAAATACCACCAATCCTGGGAAGATGTATGAACTTATTAGATTATGGAGTCCCAGAAAACGGTAGGAGGATATCATGGAACTTGGTAGCGCAGCAGTAACTGGACTTTTTATAGGAATGGCATGGGCTTTGGTGAGGGTTGTAGAGTACTTTGTTAAAAAGTATGGTAAAGCCGAAAAGGTTGGTTTAAATGATGAATTATCTAAACAAATTAGTGAGATTCATCAGCAGTGTATGTCATGCAACAGATATGGTGTTCTTACCGAACATCAAGAAAATTGTTTAGAGAATATTGAGAAACTGGTTAAACATTTAGATGAGTTACACTCAGTATATGATGAAAATCATGTTCCAAAATGGTATGTTCCTAAGGAAATATTATCCATTGTTCGCTCTATAACTAATGATATAGATAATATGAGTGATGATCTTAAAGAGGAGTTAGGTAAAATTAGTGCGGGGCAGTCGATTTCAGTTGAAAAAATTTCAGAATTAATTAACTCTCAAAAGCTTGTGACTGAAAGGTTAGGAGATCTTATTACCTTGTGGTCAAAAGCTGTCAAGGGAAACTAGGAGGGATTGAAAAGTGTCTGATCCTTCAAATGATTTAGAGCTTGTTAAGGAAAAAGCACAAATTAAAAAAACTGCTTCTTACAACACAACCAAGAGTGGATTTAACATAGCTTTTTTACAAAATATTTTAAGTGTAGAAATCAAGAGATTGGTAGAATTACAAAGCAACACTATAAGTTTATTAGAAACAATGATTGAAGAAATGAAGAAAAAGCCTTTAAATGGAGGTTCAGAATAATGGCTAAAGAAGAAGGACTCTTTACCGTGGCTGAAGATGAAAAGCTAGAACAAGAAATTATTACCGTTGCAGAGGGAGATGTACCCGAGTTTCAGATGGAATTTAGTGAAATTGGCAACAATGAACAGCCAGAACAGCAGGCGCAAGAACAGCAGGCGCAAGAAGAACCAAAAAGTTGGTTGCAGAGTAAAAAGGTGGAGCAGTTTGTTCAGTTTTTAGATGAACAGATTGCTAAGATTCCTACTGTTCAACATGCGCAGGGAAATCTGTCAAAAATGGAGAATGCTGCGGCTAGGTGGAAAAAGCTCAACAATTATTGCTCTGAAGCTATGAGGAGCGATTTTGATGGAGTGCTTGATGTTGATGATATTGATAAAAAGCGCCAGCAGATTGAGTTTAATATGGATGCATTACAAGATGCTATCGACAGCCTACACGCAATGAAACAGACTCGTCGTCAGCAAAGGCGTCAACACAGACGCAGAGCAGACGAAGACTTTGGTGACACTATGACTAAAGAAGCCACAGCTCCACATTTTACCGGTTTTCAGATGGTTGTTACTCCTTTCCAGAGAGCAATTGTAGGTGCTCTTATTAACGGAAAAGTTTCTGGTGGTCGTAACATCGAAGAGCTATGGTCCGAAGCGAAAGAAAAATATAAAATGGATGCGCGTGAAGAACTAGAAGTACTCCAGCTTTTGGCTGATATGGGATACCCAGAGTTTAAGGACAGATTGAGGTTGGGTGATGATGAAGATCCTTCCCGTAAAGACGGGTTTGGCGAATGGGCTTCTAACTATTATGCCTAAAGAGAAAATTTGGTAAAAAATGCTAAGTATGACTGTAAAAAATTTGTAGAATATTTAAAAGTAAAAAGAACTGAGTATGTGGAGGATGATCACTATGAGTGATAGAGAATATGCCCATAGGGGTGTTTTACCTAGTTGGTTAGAAGAGTTTGCTGATAAGGAACTGCAAAAGGGCGGCAACCCTTTTGATGATATTCGTGAACTTTTTAAATCCAAAAACGATGTGGAGGCTGTAGAGGCTCGCGTTGAAGAATTGCGTGAACGTGTCGGTCTAGATCTTATAGAAAAGATTGCCGCCAAGTCTGGATATTCTGGTCCAATTGAAAAGCAAACCGTAGAAAACAAAAACTATCGTAAAGTTATTTTTACTGGAGATCATTCTCAATTGGTACTTATGAGTGTGGACGGTGGCCAGGAGATTGGAACAGAGACCCATAATGATATAGATCAGTTTTTTCGTGTTGAAAGTGGAGAGGCCGATTTTATTCTAGATGGCAAAAAGAAACGCATAAAGGCTGATGAGGCTATCATTGTTCCAGCAGGAACAGAACATAATGTGGTAAATGCTTCTGACACAGAACCTTTAAAGCTATATACCATATATAGTCCTCCAGAACATGAAAAAAATACAGTTCACAAGACCAAGTCTGATGCCGAGAAAAAGGCTAAGATGATTTTGCAACTCGCAAAGTTTGCTCAAGCTTTAGAAGATGAGGGGATGTTAAAAGAAGCGGTTATGGTGGATGAACAGCTTGATGCACTTATGAAAGATCCTCTAATGGCAAAGGATAAGGAAATAAAAGAACTTCCAAAAAAATATGAAAAGTTCGATGGACTTGACGAATTTATTCAAAATGCTTGTAGAACAAGCGGCGGACATGCTTCGATACCTGCAATCCAAGATAGGATTCGCAAGGAATTTGATGACGAAATTGATGTCAAAAATAAGGAGCTTGAAGCTTACATTAAACACTGCCTGAAAGAACATGAGGATAAAATTTCCGATGATAGCAAAAAAGATGAGCATGCGGGAGAATATATTGCTATTATAGTTACAGAAGATGATGATGGTAATAAGCAAGTGTTTGATGAACCAAGTAGCGGTACAATATGAATTTAGCCCAAATGAAGAGTCCTCTTGAGGCTTGGACTCCAGAAAACAGTTTTATATCTTTAAAACGGGAGCTTATGAAGATCGACCCCGTTTCCTTTACTGAGTCATTTCTAACTCTGGATGGCAAGCCTTTTCAAGTAACAAACAATGGGTGGAAATTTATTGCTGATGTATATCGTCACATTGCCACGGTAGCGATGTCTTCAGGTGGAAAACCCATTGTTATTGTTAAGGGCCGTCAGGTTGGTGCCACAGTGATGGCTACAGCGCTTGAGTTGTATATGGTTGCTAGTGGTTTGTTTGGTGTCGGCGGAATCCCTCCAGTTAGAGTAACACATGCATTTCCACATTTAGACATGATGCATGGTTTTTCCAAAGATAAGCTTGAGAAGATGATTATGGAGTCGGTACAAATATCTGATTTCAAGGATGAACGCCATCCTGGAAAACTCAAGCCATATGTCCAGGCCCAAAAGAACAGCAAAAGAGATTCTACTGATAGTTTGTATTATAAGCAGTTTAAACATGGAAATGTTCTCTGGTGTGAATCTATTGGAAATGAAGGAACAAGAGTTCTGGGTCGTACCTTTGATGTGTGTTTTTTTGATGAGGTTCAGGACATGTCGGAAGTTGCAATTGCCAAGACTATTAAATGTTTGACTCACGCACAGCATGGCCCTAAGCCAGGCGGAGTCCAAGTGTATTTTGGGACTCCACGACAAAAAGGAACATTTTTTCATAGGTTGTGGGAATCATCCGACCAGAGAAGATATTATTTAAGGTGCCAAGACTGCGGAAAATACTTTTTACTATACACACCAGGGTCGGACAAGTGGGAAAAAGACATTTGGCTTTATGAAAATGTTGTAAAGTGCCCTAGTTGTGGATGCGAGCAGGATAAGGTCCACGCAGTTGAACGTGGAAAATGGTTGCCAACACCAGGCAGAGAGGATTCAGATTACGTAGGTTTCCACTTTAACCAATTATTTATCCCTAATTTTACTAAGGAAGTTATTCTTAAAGAAAAGCCTGAGCACAACCCAAGAAACTCAAAAATGATTTTTGATAATGAGGTTTTGGGAGAATTTCACTCTGGAGCTGGAATGCCTATATCCAGAGAGGAAATATATCAGATGTGCAGAGACTCTGATCGAGCCATGGCAAGATATATAGATAGAGAGTCTAAAACTGTATATCTTGGATGTGACTGGGGTGGTAAACCAGATATTGATGGAATTAAACGCGGTCAGTCTTTTTCCTGTGGAGTTATTTTATCTGTAGACCACGATGAAAGGTTTAATATTGAGTTTGCTAAAAAACTTAAAGTTCTTGACATTGATGGCAAAATGTCCTTCGTAGATAACATGTTTCGTCTATATGGCGTTAAAAGTGCGATGGGCGATATTGGTTTTGCTGAAGATGTTACCACTGAGCTAAAAAAGGCTTATGGAGAAAGATATAGATCTGTTAGAAGTACAGGTATGGTGAAGGGCGGCGTGAAATACGACAGAGAATTGTTAGAAGTAATTGTAGACAAAGACAAAATGATTGGCGAGATGTTTGAACTGCTAAGGAAAGGTAGGTTTCGTTTTCCTTGGGCTAGTTATGAATCTATTTCTTGGCTGGTTGCCCACTGTTGCTCTATGGAGAGCAAAGTTGTAATGCGACAGGGACAGCCTCACCAAACTTACATAAAGGGTAAGATCCAAAACGACGGATTTATGGCTTTAATGTATGCGTATTTGGCATATAAGTTTGACAAAACTCGTGGATTTAAAGTTAATGTTGAAACCCCAAGTAATACGAGGTTTCCTAAGCCGGTACTGGCTTACGTGCCCAAGAGTTTTTAAAGGAGTATATAATGACTAAGAGAAGAGGAATTGGATCAAAGGCCCCCGACCCAAGATTAAGAGTAACTCCCAAGAGAGCCGCCGGTATTACTGAGTATCGTAGAGCAAGTTTGGAAGGCGAACTAGAAACAGGAATGGTAAGAGAAAGTGTAAGTTATGAGGGCAGCAGACTAAACAAAAGCCCTCAGAGCGTTCGCAATGCTGCTGATGATAGTGATGGTTTGAGAAGAAGCGCTTGGCTGCCTGGAATAGGTGGCGGAGGATATGTTCGTCAGGGCGCTTCAACCACTGCTGTAGGGGCTATTGCTCATAGCGAATCTTTTATAAAAAGAGAGGCAGCTAAAGCTGAAGCTCAACTGAAAAAAATGGGGAACTTTTCCTCTGGCGTGCCAGGAGGCGTTGGATCTGTGGGTGGCGCAGCGGGAACGACCGCAGGTGCTACAGTTGAACGTCTTGCGCCAGAAGTATATAGTCCTCTATTTACTATGGCAAATCTCAATTTGCCAAGAGACAGGATAACCATTAATGCTTGGTGCTTTCTTCCTGGAACTATGGTATGTATGGCTGACGGGACAAGAAAGCCAATTGAGGATATAAAAATTGGAGATGTTGTTCTTTCTGCAGATGGGACTCCACAAGAAGTTACTACCCTTTTTGAAAGACATGTTGATGAGGAAATTGTTGGCATAAGAATAAAAGGGTCTCAGAAAACAATATGGTCTACCACAAATCATGGGTTTAAAGCAGTTAGATCCGGAGAAGTACGCTGTTGTAATAGGAAAACCTATGTAAAATGTAAGCCAGGCAAAATTGAGGGGAAGTTTTGTGAATGGTGTGGAAGAGAGGAAGATCCATATATTTTTGAAAAAATTGCAGCTGGGGAACTTTCACGGAGAGATTTTGTTTACAGCCCAGTTCTAAATGTGGCTCCAAGAAGTTTAGCAGAGGCCTATTTCGAGTACGAAGAGCATATGGAACTGCTAGGATACTATGCCGCCGAAGGATCGCTTAGTAGGAATACGGGAGTTTATTTTAATTTTGGGATTCATGAGGAGAATACAGCTTCTCATGTTGCTGATCTTTTCCACCGTATTTGGGGAGGAAAAAAGCCAACCCTAAGAAAGCGGCTATCGAAAAGTAATATACAGGTTGAGTGCCACAATAAGCACGCTAATAGTTTTTATCGAGAGAATTGTGGTGGGATATCTACAAGCAAGAAGCTTTCGTACGACGTAGTGCGGGCAAGTCCAGAAGTTTTAGTACATTTTTTAAAAGCATGGCTTGACGGAGATGGATCACAAGAAAAATATAATGCGGATATTTTTTCTGGAAACACTTCATCTGAGGATTTGGCATGGCAGGTTCGTACTATTGCTTTACGATGTGGACTAGTAGCGCATGTGTTTGAGGACTCTTCTCAAAATACTATGATATCTCCGACCAACGGGAAAAGGTATAATGCTTCTACACGATACTATGTAAAATTTAGAGGGAAATCGGCTCTCAGACTGTCTGAATTTTTTGAGACAAGCCTATATCGTTTTGGAGAAGTTGAACGTAAGTATGTACGTGACGGAGTTTCATTTATTCATAATGACAAACTCATCCAGTGGATTAACAATGTTGAAAGAAAACAATATACTGGACCAGTATATAATATTGAGGTTTCTGGTACTCACACATATGTAGTTGAAGATGTAGCTGTTTACAATTGCCGCAACTTTTTTCAACTACATCCAATAGTTAGAAACGCTATTACCCTGCATGCTACTTATCCTATTAGTAAGTTGAATTTAAAGTGTCATGACAAAAAAGTTCTTCAGTTCTTTGAAGATATGATCGAAGAAATGGATTTAATGAATGCTCTTGGAGATATTTCTTTGGAATATTGGAAACTGGGTGAGTGCTTCCCGTTTGCAGAGTTGAACGAAAAAACCGGGAAATGGTCTAGAGTTGTTATTCAAAATCCAGACTATATACATGTTAAGAAGACTGTTTTATCTAGCGACCCAATTGTTACACTAAAGCCTGATGCTGTGTTACAACGTCTTGTTTTTAGTAACAATCCTGCTGACGCACAGTTAAGAAGGCAAATCCCAGAAAAAATAATATATCACGTTCGTACGGGACAAAATATTCCTCTGGATAGTTTTAATGTTTCTCACCTTAAAATGCTCTCAAGTCCATATGATGTAAGAGGGACGAGCGTAATTGTTAGTGTTTTTAAAGACTTAATGTTGTACGACAAATTACGTGAGTGTTTTCCAATATTTACAGAGGTTCTAACAAAAGATGGGTTCAAATTTTACGATGATGTAATGCCAGAAGACGAAATTGCAACTGTGAATCCAAAAACAAATGAGTTAGAATTCCAAAAATATATTAATCGTACAGATTATGAATTTGACGGAGACTTATATCATTTTTCTGGTAAAAAAATAGATACTATGGTTACTCCAAATCACAGAATGTGGTTATCTAAAAAGAAAACTCACCATAAGGGATATAATGATTTTCAATTTGTAAGAGCAGAAGATGTTAAAATAGGATGTTTTTACAGATCTCAAGCAGTAATTAATAAATATTCTGGAAAAGAGGTATCACATATAGATCTTTTTGATAGTAAAATTCCCACAGAAGATTATCTAGAATTTCTTGGATATGTTATTTCTGAAGGTTGTATTCACTTTAATGAAAACACACAACAATATGGTCTTTCTTTTTGCCAAAATAAAAATACTAGAAACCACCTATTCTTTAAAAATTCTATAGAAAAGATAGGGGGGTTACTTAATGTACATATAGGATCGTACGACAGAATAAATAAAAATGGTTTTTCATCTAATGAGGATAATGAAATAACGCGTTGGACAATAAGCAGAAAACATGTTGTAAAGCATTTTTTTGATGAAATTGGTTCTGGCTCTAGGAACAAGCATATTCCGTATTGGATTAAACAATTGTCTCCTAGATTATTAAAAATATTATTAAAAGCATTAGTGAGGGGTGATGGTTCAGAAATAAATAGTAGGTATAAGAACGGCTCTATGTCATATAGATACCATACTATTTCCAAACAGTTAGCGGATGATGTACAAGAAATTCTATTTAAATGCGGATATGCTTCACATTTAATGCTTGATAAGAATGGGCAAGATAAAGAATTCTATCTTATTACTTGGTCTGACTCAAATTATGGGAAAAATCCAGTAATATATGGAAACTCTAAAAATACAAATAATACCGGAGCATTTATAGAAAAAGTTCCATATAAGGGAAGGGTTTTTTGTTTTGAAGTACCTAATGGACTGTTTGTTACTAGAAATAATGGCTTAATTACTATTCAAGGGAATTCAAAGTTCGCTCAGGCAGACGGTATGGTTAACCCAGTTACACTAATTAAGGTTGGAGGAAATACAGAGGGCGAATATAGAGCCACTCAAGAAGATCTTGAGTTTTTCAGGCAAATGTTTGAAGAGGCTCAATATGACAAAGACTTTAAACTTATTACCCATGCTGGAGTTACTGTAGAGCGTGTGGGATTTTCAGGACAGGTGTTGGACATTGCTGGAGATTTGGAGTTCATCACAAAGAACATATATACTGGCCTTATGGTTCCACCAGCTGTTGTTGATACAGAAAGTGCCGCGTATTCTTCCGCATCGATTGGATTAGAAGTCTTAAGACAGAGATACTTTAATTTTCGCAACATGATAGCCAGATGGCTAGTAAATAAAATCTTTGCTCCTATCAGTGAAGTACAAGAGTTTTACGAATACAAAAACAAAGAAAAACATTTGATTGTACCAGAAGTTGAGTGGAATCAAATGAACCTTTATGATCTGCAAGACTATATTGGTAATATTACTGGTATGGTAAGTGCTGGTCAAGCTTCTGTCCAAACTCTATATAAGAGCCTTGGACTTAGTTATCAGGATGAAAGAGTTAAGATGAGACAGGAGGCTATTGATAAGGCAATTAAGATGCGTGAAGAAAATGCTCTATCAAGCATGAGCCTCACTGAGCTTAGGTCTCTTGACCCTGAAAAGCCGATTATGGATCCTATCGATAGTAAGGAAAGAGAAAAGGCTACTCCACCTGAAGCAGGAGCACCTGCTGGTATGCCTGGCAAAGAAATGGGCATGCCTGGCGGTGAAATGGGCGGAGCACCAGGAGGGCTACCAGAACTAGCACCACCTCCTGGCGGTGAAATGGGTGGCGAAGTTCCTGGAGCTGGAGCGCCTGAGGGCGGAGTAACTCCCCCTCTTGGACCTGGAGCTGGCGCAGGAGGTCCATAATGGATCAGTCAGACATTCAATTTAGAAAAAACTGCCAATTATATCACACTAAAATAAGAAAACTATTAAAGAATGGCAGAATAGAGGAAGCTAAAGAATTAATAAAAAATATCGGGGGCGCATTATCTCAGTGGGAAAACAATTTTCGGTCCACCAGGTTTAAACTTAATTTGCTGAGAAATGTGTATTCCGATTTAACAGTATTAGAGAGAAAAGCCAGTTACAATCTAGGCCGGAGGCAACGAGATGACTCAAAACAAAAAGAGGGGGATTAGTCTAAGCGACTGGGAATTCACCGATGATGAAATTCTATCAATAAAAGAGGCAGCTTTTTTTGCTGATCTCTTTGATGATATTGGAGAATATCATAATGCCAACCTAATGGATGAATATATTCAAAAGATGGGTACTGCTCAAGATGATATTATTAAGCAGGCTGGACTGTTTCGCAATCTACTTAGAAAGCTTGTGGGGTTTGGCAAGAGAATATTCTTTAATGTATATAGAGAGCTTTATGCAAAAGCTAAGGAGGCTCAGGCCCGCCTTGATGATAGGGTTGATGAGATTAATGAAGCCTATAAAAATATTAAAAAGGATTTGAAATATCATGATCTTGAGGGCTGGCGTGGTGGCATATTTGCTATGAATCTTGGCGATTCTAAAGAGATTATGGGAGATTTTGATATTGCCTATGGTAAGCTTGTTAGATATCTTGGATTAACTGGTGAAAGTGAAAAAGGCAAGGAAGAAGCAAAAAAGCCTAAAGATCTCTCTCAAATAGAAAAACTACCTGATGTTGGTGGACCTTCTGAAGAAACACTTCCGGAAGAGGGCGGGCCAGCTGGATCTTGGGAAAGACAGACTCCAGGTGCAAAAGAGGGCTGGAGTGAAATAGCAAGAAGTGTAGCTTTCAATCCTTCTCAGGGAGCACTTAGAATCGATAGGAAATATTTTGATTATCTTCTAGGTAAACATTTGTCTACTGATGGCGCTGGTAATGTAAAATACTGGAGTTCCTATGGGGAACAAAAACAGCCAATGCAGGGAAAGCTTAAAGATATGATGGGTGACAGCGCATGGAAAATGAAAGAAGACAAAAATTTTGTTTATCTATATCCCCTAGAAAGAGGAAGTGACACTGGTGCTCCTCCAGTACAACCCAAAGAAGATGAGAAAACTTACGAGGCTGAGTTTGAGTCTCCAGAACTTCCCAAAGAAGATGAGAAGGTTTATCCTCGAACAAGGAGGAAGAAACGCCCTGAAGAAACTTCGGAAGAACCTGAGGAGGCTCCAGAGGAAGTTCCAGAAGAGCCTGAAGAGACTCCAGAGGAAGTTGAAGAAACCCCAGAGGAGGTTGAAGAGACTCCAGAGGAACCTGAAGAGACTCCAGAAGAGCCTGGGGAAGAAGTTGAGGAAGAGGTTCCTGAAGGTGCTGTTCTCGAAGAAGAACCCGAGGAAACAGAGGAGAGAAGTCCCAAGAGTCTTGTGCAAAGACAGTCACCACGACAGGCCATATGGGTAGAAAGAACAAGGCCAGAACGTAAGAAAGATGGTGAACTTTGGTCGAGATTTACGAAAGTATATCCAAGTACAGCACGTAGATATGAAAAACAGGGGAAGGGTAATGTTTTACAAGATCCAGATCTTATTAGTTTTCTTGATAAGGCAGTACCACAACAATTTCCAGGTCATAGTACAAATGTAACAAAAGTGTGGTTGCCAAGCGATCTTGAAAGAAGAAAGCAATATGTAGAAATGGCAGAACGAAACTGGGCAGCCAAAAAGAAAGCCGAATCAAGACTAGACATAATTCAAGAATTATATAAAATGGCTATGAGGGAGAAATGGCAAAAGTAGATCTATCAATTTCTTAGCATTATTCTGATTCAAGTTTTTCTTTAACAGGAGATGTCATGAAGAAGTGTCCCAAATGTGGTCAGCTCAAAGACCTGAAGTGTTTCAGCCGAGACAAGAGTAGAAAGGATGGCCTGTACTGCTACTGTAAAACATGTCACAAGCATATTCAGGATGCTGATAGGAAGCGCATTAAAGAGAGGAAACGTCAGCACTATCTCAAACACAGAAAAGAAAAAATCAAAAGTCAACAGGCATATTGTGAAGAACATAAAGAAAAAATTGCGACGTATAATCGTGCATACCAGAAAATTTACTACTCTAGAACGAAAAACACGCTTCGCCATCGGTATAAAGCCTATAAGGGTGATGCTAGGCGGAGGGGGGTCGATTTCCTCCTGACTGTTGAAGAATTTGGTTTTTTCTGGCAGCAGCCCTGCGAATACTGCGGTATCGCTATAGATACAGTAGGTATCGATAGGCGGGATAGTCAGAAAGGATATGAATTGGACAACTGTGTTTCGTGCTGTTCGACTTGTAATCTGGCCAAAGGGCAGCTTACCTTCGATGAATGGATGATGTATCTTGAGCAGGTTGCGACGTATTGTCGTACAGGATTGGTCAAGCAAGTTGGTTCAGTCATACCATGTGACAACCTGAAAATGAGGTATGGAGTGTATAGACATAATGCTAAACGGAAAAATCTTATGTTTGAGCTAACTTTGGAACAGTTCAAATTTTTCAGTAGCAGGCCGTGTGAGTATTGCGGCAGAGCAGGTGTTGTTGGAATAGATAGGGTCGATAATAGTATCGGATATAAGGAGGACAACTGTGTTCCATGTTGCAAGAATTGTAACAGCGGTAAAAATAATGGTTCTCTTACAAAATGGTTAGATTGGAGAACCCGAGTGGCAGAACGCAGGTTGGGAACATGATGATATGTCTTTCTAAATACGTATTAGCTTCATCGTTGTCACCTGTTTCTTTAATGCGCCTTTCTGAAATCAGTGATCCTGACGAATTGCTGAAGAAAATAGATAAAAACCAAATAGTTATAGAGCATAAGTATGATGGGTGGAGGGTGCAGGTCATCAAAGAAACTGGTAAGGTGCGTCTGTTTAGCCGGCGCGGCGAGGAGAAGACGGGAAATTTTCCAAAGATTGTGAAAGCTTTAACTTCGGCACTGCCCGACGGCACGCTCGCTGAAGGCGAGCTGGTCTATTGGTATAGGGGCAAGCAGGATGTGACCAAGGTCCAGTCCGTGGCCGGTAGTTCTACCGATAAGGCGCGTGATAAAATATCGTCTTTACCCGGCAAGTTCAAGCTCCACCTGTATGATGTTCTATGGCTAAAAGGCGTTAATATATCTAAAAAAGCATTTTCCGAAAGAAGAAAAGCTCTTCAATCATTAATTAAGCCAACAGAGTCAATACTTCTAACCAAACAATACACATTTGACCAGTGGGAAGATGCGATGAATAGTGCGGTAGAATCTGGAGGAGAAGGTATTGTACTAAAGTTAAAAGATAAACCCTATGAATACAAATCCAAAGGCGAGACGGAACCAAAGCCCAAGGGAATAATGTTTAAATACAAGGGCGGGGCCGGCAAGTCTGATAGCGATGATTACGTTATTTATGACTATGAGACCACAGAAAAAGGCAATTTAAAAGCTTTTTTCGGACAATACTACAAGGGGAAACTATATCACATCAGTGAAATTAGCAATTTCTCTGAAGAGGATGAGGCTACTATTAGAAAGAAACTGCAGAGTGGTAGTTTTGTTATTGAGATTGGCTTTCAGGAGCGTGTTCCTGGTGGACTAAGACATCAGAAGTTTGAAAGGTTTCGCGACGACAAGAAGCCAAAAGATGCCACAATGCATGAGTTTCATGCCGAAAATATAGAGAAATTCAAAACTGTAAAAGCCATGAGCGAATTTCAACTTTCCAAAAGAGCAAAAAGTTTAACACCTCAGCGGTTGCTGGTGGAACTGCAGCCAGAAGTAAAGCCATTACGTGGTATGCCGAAGGCCCCATCGGTGCCGCCTAGTTTAAATTTTAACCCCGAACTCGGTTTTAGAATAATGTCTACACTAGAAAGTGGTAGAAAAAGCTGGGTACGTGGGGACTCTGGCAATTCGTTTGGTCTAACCCAAGTACATGGACCTTATTTTATGAGGTGGTTATCAAGACATCCACAACTTAAAAGAGTAACTGGAATAGATCCTAGCGAATTACGTGCTATGTCTGATACCTGGAAAAAGAATCTTAGAAGTGTACGTAAAGAAAAACTCTGGAAAACTGTGCCAGTTGACCAGGATAGGGTTAGAGAATTTATCAAAAAGAATCCTAGAAAAGTCGTTCGCAGACGCGAAGGCACAACTATAAGAATGAATCCCAGAAAGTTGCCTGGAGTTGTTAAAAAGGTGGGCCGTATATATGTTGGTAGAGAAATAGATATTGACATGTTAGAAAGAAAATATGGGTTCAAGACTACTCCTCTTTCAGTTGCTCAACTTCAAAGAGTTGCCGATACGTATATTACTCCTGCTGTTGCTAGCAGTGCAGTAGCTCAGCTTTTAACATCTCAGGACCACCCAGAAACCTCGAAAAAGTTTTATGACTCTTTCTCTAGCAGGAGTGTACGAAAAAACAAAGCTATGGCTCAATTATCAGATTGGGTTTCAAGATCTGATTTTATGGCCAAAATGAGGTTCCTTGTAAACGATGTAATAAAACATGGATATAATCCAAATGCATCTGGTGCATATAATATGTACCAACTTATGTGTATTACTAATGGTAGCGGGCCATACAGAGTTAGAAGATTTTTAAAAAACAGAAAGGTTTTTGGTCCAGGTCATGTACACTACCTACAAAGAGCCAATCCCGTTATTCAAAAAATGACAGGTCTCTCTACCAACGTTATTGAAGGTGGGCTTGCTGGCTTCCCAGATGTGGGAAAGAAGAAGAGATATGCTTTCTTGAGTAAACGTGGGCAAGATGATTTTGATATGCCCGCCCCATCTGAATTCTCTGGACAGGCTGAAGCAATTAGAGCATTAGTAGAAAAATGGTTAAATCGCGATGCCGATCTTGATGATCTAATACCGTTTGGCGTAAAGTATATAGGTAAAGATATTGATAATAAAGTGGTTTATATTACAATGTCCAAACAAGATGTTGAAAATATTAAACCTTTTATGCCAGAACAGATTGGTGAATATACAATTAAATATCAATATCCACTTACGGAGCCTGGATATTTACCAGATGTTGTTCCTCTTCCAGATTGTGATGATACAGATGAGGAGGAGCCATTTACTGAAGATAGCCCAACCAGAGTAGATCCTCTTAGTGAATTTGGTACAAAATACTATAAGCAGATATTGGAAGATTATGAGTGGTATGTTCAGCATATGAAGGAAGTAATAGAGGACTTAGATAGCCGATACGGCCGCAAGCATACAAGAGATGAAGCCGTTCAGGCTATAGTTAATACCCTAAAACAGAAATATAAGAAATTGCTTTCAGAATCACGGGTTGATATTCTGCTGCAAAAGTGTGCTTCTTATGTAGAGCCTGGAACGTTATATTTTCCAGGACAATATGCTGAAGACATTAAAAGTGGAAAACGACGAATGAGTATTAGGCCAGGAGATGTTAATGTCAAACCAGATGAACATGTAAAATGTAAAACATATTCTGGCGCTGATATAGCTGATGTTAGAATACTTGCTAAGAAAATTATGAGCGTTCCACGTATAGAAAAAAATTATGGCAAAGCTGTTGCAAAGTCTTTAAGCAGGCGCTTTGGTCCAGATAAAAGGTTTGTTTTAATAGAATTCGAGCCTATGGATATTAATGTTGCAGATGATGGCGATAATGATGATAAAGAGAAGTTGTCCGAGGTTCTTATTGATAAGGACAAGAAGCTAACTCGTGGGCAGATTAAAAAGCACTACATGAAGCCAGAAATTAGAAAGAAGATAATGTCCAGAATTAAGGGCAAGCCTGTTTTGGTTTATATCGGTGTGGGTAAAAATGAAAGTATATTAAAACGTAACCATAAGGGTAAAGAAATAGTAATTACAAACGATGATCCGAAAAATGACGAGCAGCCTAATAACTACTTCTACTGGGTTAAGCGTAGACTATTATCTTTTCACCAGGTGTTTGGTACTAAAACAAGTGTTGGTTTTGTAGATTTGGACATCCATGGAGATTTTTCCTTGGGCCAGGCTAAGAAATATGCCAGGGAACTTGCTGGTAAAATAAAGTCTGAATATGGCGTAACCCCTACAATATATGAAAGTGGTGGCACTGGACTCCATGTAGAGTTTAAGCTTGGCCAAGAAATGTCTATTGATAAATTACGTGGTGAGCTTAAAGAGCTGCTCACTGAATTAAATGAAGATTGGGAAGGTGTAACCACTGGTGTAGTAAAGGGTAGCGGGATGCGTTCCGATATAAGTACGCTACACAATAAGGGAAGTATTCGTGTGCCAGGTTCACTTGGCGAAAGTAATGGCAACGAAAAAAAATCTCTTGGAGGAAACCAAGATACCGCCGAGAATAACTATAGAAACGCTCCTCTTATGGAAACAAAATATGATTATACCGATCCAAGCATTCCTTTTCCTGAGGGGAATATTATTCAAGTGGCTCCACCTCAAGGGGAAGAGCCACATAGTCAACATGGTGCATACAATACATTAGATGATGCTTTCGCTCTTTCGAAACGACATGCTATAAAAAAAAAGAATGCTGGCTTCATGCCAGAAAAAGAATACATATGGGTCTGGGACCCAAGAAATGAAAGATTATTAACTCACCTCAACATTTCAAACGGCGAAGAGACGGATAATATTCGCTCTCACATGACTCTAGCCGATGAACATGGTCTTATGTTAGGATTCAAAAAAGAAGATTTTAGAGGATATGTTCGTTTCTTTGAAAATGAAGATATTGGAGAGGTACATCTTTATCAAGGTGATCCCAACTCTATGCCTTACAAGCTCCGAAGAGCCTTGGAAGGATTGTCTAAAGATGAATATTTGGAAACTAAAGAAATGGAACTGCCTAGGGGTGCTGGCGTGGAATTATGGAGGGCACAGGAGAAACAGAGACAGTTGGATCAACATCTTGAGAAAAGAAAAATGATGGGCTTTGAAGAGGCTGATCCCGAGTTCGTTAAACAACTTGAAATTAAGTTTGCTTCTGTGAAAAAAAGAGTGGCAATGTTACTGTCGCCTACGGAATTCTATGAGTCAGAATATTTTATTCCGCGTAAAATATTTGTGGAAAACTATGGCTTTACTGTCCATGTGATTTCTACCAAGGACACCGCCAAGGGTGCTCAGGGTACTGTGGTAAATGTAGACAAAAACCTTTCTGATTTAAAATCTAAACGTTACGATGCTCTTTTTGTTTGTGGTGGCAAAGGAATGATAAAGTTCTCTAAAAACAAAGAGGCACAGCAATTGCTTAAAGACTTTATAGAGCAAAAAAAGCCTGTTGGTTTAATATGCCACGCTCCTTTGTTGGCAGCTGAGGCTGATGTTATTAGGGGCCGCGAAGTTACTGGATGGCCCGATATAGTAGGTAAAATCAAGAGAGCCAAGGGCCTGTGGACTGGAATGCCTATAGAAAGAGCTGGCACCATTTTTACTGCTGTTGGCCCAGAGGAAGCGGAAGATTTAGCTTATATTATTTCACAATTTTTGCTGGGCAAAAACACACTTAAACCCACAAAAAAGATATCTCAGAAAGAGGCTCAGGAAAAACTAGAACAACTTTGGAAAATAGCTGCCAATCCTGATGATGAAGAGGTTAAAAAATGGCTTGAAGAGCACCCAGAGTTCGCTGAGGAAGAGGAAGAAGGCGAAGAGATAGAGACTGAACAGGAACGTTTTGAGCGTGCCATTGTTCAACCACAAAAGCCAGAAGAACCTGAAGAGGTCGAAGAGCCTGGGGAACTAGAGGAAGAAGATGAAGAGATAGAAGAAGAGGTTCTTAAAGAGAGAAGGCCAAAATATGTGGGCTTCAAGCATGTGGTTAAGCCAGAGACTGAGGATGAAAGTGAAGAGCAGGAAGAAGAGCCTGATTATGCTGGGTTATTTGGCAAGCCAGATGATTCTTGGGAAGAGACTATGAAAGAGTATAAGGGTGTCGAAGAAGGAGAGGAAGAGGATGAGGGAGAAAAAATCCCTGTCTTTGGCGTGAAGTTAAAACCTCCCATGGATAAAAACGGCAATGTTTTGACTAGATGGTTTGAGCCAGAGGAAATAGAACGTCCCTTCATGTCTTCAGAAGCTAAAGATACTTTTAACCCAGATAACATGAGAGATGGACCCGCTTTAACAAAGTTATTTCAAGATCCAGATGCCTGGCGGCTGTTAAAAGAAAATCCGGAAATAGCTCAAAAATGGGTGCTCCCAGCTGTAATTATGGGAATTGGTAAAAAATGGTTTGATAATAATAGCACCCAACTAAGGCTTGGAGGCAGAGAGACTGATGTGGGCCGCACACCATTTGGAATGTTTGATACTGGTGATATCGAACTCCTGATGAAGGGCACACCCATATATGATTTGCCAAGTTCTAAAGCATATATTTCTCTTGTAAACGAACTTGTTACAGATCTTGCTAATACATATTTTTCTTACGGATACAGAGTAGATCCGCCACGTGGTAGTTTGCCTATTGGAGGCTTTATTTATAAATCTTTGGCACGTCAAATGTCTAAAAACATTGCTTCCGATAAGGGCTTTAAAGAAATTAGAGTCCCCGTTTGTTCTTATTGTAAATCTAGAAAACAAAAAAGACAAAGTAAAGAGGTGGTGTACCATGGTATGGAGCCATCAAAAGAGAAGAAGGGACCTAAAAGGTGGTACTGTGAAGAGTGTAAAAGAAAACATGAAGAAAATGTAGAAAAGATTGCTGAGCTTCGACATGAGATGGATAGAAGACAAAAGCAAATCAACATGTTTCAGAAAAAATTAACGCGAACAGTGTCTTCTCTGGCTGATAATCCTACCCAAGAATTAATGGATGCAAAGCAAAAGTATGAAGATGCTATTGTCTCGTTGGCTACCGATATCAAGCATGCGAGGGCAGATTTAGCTAATCTTGAGAAAACCCAGTATAGCCTTGAAGTACATATTCAGGGAGTGCCATATTGGCATACTTGGTGCCCAGAGCCTGAGTGTCCTGGTAATAGGGTTCCCTTGACTGCAGTTGATCGAAAAAGCGAGTTTTGGAAAACTGAAGCTGGAGTTAAGGCTGCGGAAGTTATGGAAAAAAGGTTTGGAATCACTGTAAATCCAGTTCAAAAGGCTGAAGAGTATAGTGAAGAAATGCCAAAAATACTACCACAACGTGTGCCACCAGAAGAAATTCTTGATGTGCCATTTATTTGTCCCCATGATTATGTGAAATTTACGCTAAGAAGTGCTAGGGGCAAGGGCTTGCAGCGTAAAGGCGGGTTCTTCTGGGAACCTTGGCAACATATGAAATGGGATAGAATTGGAAAGGAAGAGATTGGTGTAGAAGAAGAAGGCATGGGAGGAATAGAGGCCGATCAGGAAGAAAATCGTAGAAACCAGATTGTTCAACGTACAAGCATGTATTTGTCTGCTTTGGGGGCAAAACTGTTTGAGGATCAGTATGAAACAGCCGTAAAGGAATATAACAAGTGGTTTACCAAGCAAGTAGAAATTCAGCGTGAAAAGGGCAAACCCGTTGTAGAAGCTGTAAAGAAAGTTGAACAATCTAGATCTAATGGAGCAAAACAACGATTGCTATCTATGTACCAAACTCTTGGTGAAACATCTCACTTGGATCCAGGAATGTTTGTTTCTTGGTTGAGTGAAATTGGTGTGGATAGTGAATTTGTAGCTGATGGAGAGGGTAATGTAGAAGAGCGTAATGTAACAAAGAAAATCAAATCCAAGGAAAGACGAGACAACGTATATATCCCTACCCTACACTCTTGGGTTTCCAAAATGATAGAGTCTCGTGATGATTGGTTTGAGCATTACAAACTTGATGATATATTAGCAAATAAGCAGGCCGATGGTATTTATAGCAACGGGCCTGGCACCTTCTTTATAGCCAAGGTTGGAGATGAGGTTGTTGGGGATGATGTGATTTTTGGTTTTGGATGTAATTTGGTTCCAGCTCACAAGGAGCAAGGAAAGGTAAACCCATTCTCATATAGAATGAAAAAGGAAGATGAGGATTGGACCCTACCCCAACGAGATCCAAAAAAGCGTCCTCTAAGATATCAAACTTCTATGAAGCCTAAAGTGCTTAAATTTATTGGAGTTTGGAAATTATCTTCAGACCAAATGGAATTTATAAGACCAGAGTGGCTAGATGGAACAACTCCAGTTCCTCTAAACAATAAGGTTATCGAATATGCCAAAGATAATCCAGGCGAGAATTTAGCTGGGGAAATAATGTATAGTGATTACTACCGAGTGGCGCTTAATAAATCGGATACATCTGTAAGTATAGGTGATTATATTTTGGTGCAGGCGCTCGTAATGCCTGGAAAATATAATCCAGAGCCTGTTGTAGATATTAGAAACATCAGAAACAAAAGCGACACTCATCAGCAAATTTTCTCTAAAGTTGGCGCACTTATGAATGAGAAACCAGTAGACGAGCAATCTAAGGCTCTGCTGAAAGAGTTTTTCGAAGATATTGAAAATTATGGTGATGACCCAGAAGAAATGAAAATGTGTATGGAGGACCTTGTACGAGGTTTTGAAGATCTTAAGAAAAAGAGAGCGTCATTTTATATAAGCAAACGAGCCAAAGATCCTCTATCTACCTATAAGAAAAAGAGGAATTTTGATGAGACTACAGAGCCTGAGGGAGTGGTTGGTGGAAAAAACCAACACCGCTTCGTAATTCAACGACATAAGGCTGAAAAAGCAGGATGTTTTCCTAGAGAAGTAAGAGTAATAACTGAAAATGGGCCTATTAGGATTGGCGATATAGTAAAAAATCATTTAAAAACAAATGTCTTATCGTTTAGTCATGAATATGGTTTAGAATGGAAACCAATAGTGGGATGGTTTGAAAACGGTTCTACTTCTGAATGGATACATGTTAAAACAGACTATAATTATGGTTTTGTTGTTACAAAAAATCATAAAATTTATAAAATCTGTAACAATTCTATTCAGAAATGTAAGGCTTGTGATATTATATCTGGGGATTATTTGTTCATTGGTGATGAAGAAATAACACAAGACCAGTTTGATTTTATGATTGGCTCTTTATTGGGTGATGCTAGTATTACTAAATCGAGTGGTTTAGTTTTTTCGTATGGCCAATCTACGAATGAAAAGAAACCATATATTGATAAGATAGCTTCCATGTTTGGCTCTAAAACAGAAATTAGATTTGCTGATAATTATCACAAAAATAATTTTTATTATTTAAGAAAAAGACATAAAATTAATCACTTATTATATGATATTTTTTATGATGATAAAAAAGTTATAAAAAATAAAATTTTTGATTTTATAAATGAAAGGGTGTTGGCCGTATGGTTTATGGATGATGGCCAATGGTCCCCGGCTAGATCATATTTTGGAAATAATAAATTAGGCGGGCCGCATCGAAATGTGGGTCGTAGTATGTTTTCTGGTCAAATAAGTCTCTATACAAATGGATTTACCAAAAATGATAATATAAAACTTATTGATTTTCTAAAAAATAAGTTTGGTTTACATTTTACTTTGAGAAATAGGTTTGACAAAAAACAAAATAAAACATATTATTGGCTTTCACTTAGCAATAAAAAAGATATTGAGATGTTTTTTAATTTAGTATTTCAGTATATAGATAAAAGGTTTCAGTATAAATGCCCAATAGAAGTTGGTAATTATAATTGGGATATTTGTGAAGAAAAATATTGTCTTTTTCCAATAAAAGTTTCCAAGATTGATAAAAAAAGCTATTACTCTTATAATAGAAATAAAACTAAAAAATACACAGCAAGGGTTAAAAAATTCGACATTGAAGTTGCCGACAATCATAATTATTTTGCTGGTGGTATTTTGGTTTCTAATAGCCACTTTGATCTTCGCCTAGAAAACGACGAAGGAACAATGTCTTCATGGGCTATTCCAAAACATAAATTGCCAAAGGGGAAAGAGAAACTACTAGCTGTAAAGACTGAAGACCACCCGCTTTCTTATAGGAGCTTTAAGGGCGAAATTCCTTCTGGTTATGGTAAAGGTAAAATGGATATTCATGATTCTGGGACTTATGAGGAAATTGAAGGCAATGGAAACAAAATAGTTTTTAAGTTGAAAGGTAAAAAGGAAAAGGGCACATATAAGATATTTAAGACCGATGGCAAAAAATGGATGATTATGGAGGATGGCACAGATGACGACTGATGTCGAGATTATCATGAAATCCATGAGCGAGCAACTTGGCCTTTCAAAAGTTGCCGGAGAAGAAGTGCCCATAGAATCTCTTATTTCAAGAATTGAAAACGATGAGTTTACAGATATTAAGGGATGGCTTATGGTTACAAAAACTCAGGGAGAATTTATACCATTGAGAAAAGAGCAAGTGTTACAAATACTTAAAAGCGGTGATTATTCTGGTGGCATCTATATAGAAACTGATGGCTCTAGCCTACGTTTTGGTGGATGACTACTAATAAAGTCATATCAGATTACATACTTAGCTGGAGATTATAATGGGCGCAGCAGAATTTATTAAAAATAGATTTCTTGGAGAAAGAATCTACATATCATGTGGCGAAAATGCCGAAACTATTACATATGATCAGGCATGGGCTGCAAATAAGGAATTCTTATATGGAACTGTTCTAGAAGTAGAGGAAAATGTTCTAGTTTTAGAAGTTCCTGAGAATGGTGTTATATATATAAACTGTGACCACATTGTAAGTTTCTGGGAACCTGGAGTTGATTATCACAGGGCTGTTAGAACATCACTCACTCGTAGAGTGGTTGGCGCCAAGCGCAAGGATGGATAAATGATAGAAAAAGTCGCTCTGCTAAGGAAAAAATATAATAAAAAGAAGAAGAAGACCGAATGGGCACTGCTTAGCAGATCCAAGCCGCACAGAGTGCTTAAGTGGTTTGGTGCGCGAAAACCTTCCGACAAACGTGTTCATGAGGAAGAAAAGCGAATTCAGCATTTTAAACACGCAACTGAAAACATTATTACAGAGATGCATATGGTTTCTGGAGATCTTCGTGAAAAAGGCATTATACACATAGCTGACGCTGTAACTAACTGTGTTTCTTCCGTGGTACGCAATTTCCCACAAGACGAAAATGCTATAAGATTGGGAAAGGTTATAACATTACTACATAAAAAGGGCGAGTCTAACTTGGCAGAGCGCCTTAGCGCATTGCTTCCCGACATTATTGCTTGCAGAGATATAGAGGTAGATAAATTTATAGAGGTTGATGAATCTGATCTTAAAATAAGAGTTTCAGCATTAAGGGCATATAATATAGCGAAATTATTGAAAGAAAAGTACACAACTGGCTCTTTTAGTTCTGGTGACTTTGAGTACTCGAAAATGAAAGAGTTAGAAACCTTGTTAAAGACTGGATTTATAATGTCCCTACCAACCAGTTATGATAAAATACCAGAGGATGCTGATAATTGGTGGGATCACTTTGAACAGAAAAATGACTGATTTTCAATTTTCAAAACGGCAACGGATTTTAAAAGAGGGGCAGGACCCCGCACAGCTTACCGCCGACTCACTATTTAAGATTATAAAATTTATGTTTTATAGGGTACCAAAAAAACAGAAGTCAAAGTTGATGTCTAGGCTTCGCGGAAAAATTGTGCGTCTAAACCCGGGAGAGCTTGGTATAAAAAACATGCCCCCATCTACTGCAATTGGCCAAGCTGTGTCAATGACTAAAAACTTACTGTCTGGCTTAAACCCAGCATTTACTAATAAAGTGATTATGGAGTTGGTTAAGTTGTTGGCTACTACTACCCAAGAGCCTAGAGAAACCTTGCGCGAAATGGAGAAACCCAAATGATTATGCTATCTAAAAGAATGGCTGCTGCATATAAGGATAAGAAAAAGGAAGAGAGTGGCAACATTACTTATATATATGATGAAAAGCATATTAAAAAGAGAAATAGACAGAAAGCAAAAAAAGTTGAAAGATTAGAAAAATTTATTTCTGATCTTAGGGAACAGGTGCGCAAAGATCTTGAGTCTGATAATCTTGAAAAGAGATTGTCTGCTATAGCAGTTAGTCTTATTGATGATACATATGAAAGAGTAGGTAATGAGGAATCAGCGGAAAATGATCATTATGGTGTAACTACATGGAAAGTAAAGCATATTTCTTTTTCTGGTGGAAAAGCTAGAATTAAATATGTTGGGAAATCTGGGGTAAAACAAGACAAAGAGGTTAAACAAAAATCTCTTGTAAATGCCTTAAAAGACATTGTAAAAGATAAAAAGAAAGATGATAAGGTATTTGAAATAGATGATTTTGTTTTGACTGCAAATGAGGTAAATAAGTATCTTAAAAAGTTTAAAGTGACCGCCAAAGATATTCGTGGCTTTCATGCTAATAGCGAAATGAGAAAGGCATTGAAATCTGCAAGAAAGGGTAAGCTTCCTAAAGACGAAAAAGAAAAAACAAAAAAACTAAAGGAAGAGTTCAAAAAAGCATTAGAAGAAACAGCAAAGAAAGTTGGACACGAGCCTGGCACTTTAAAAAATCAATATCTTGTGCATTCTATAGAAGA